GACATGATACAAGACAATGAGCCACACCCATTAACGGGAATGTCTTGGAGATTTTGTTGTAGATGTGCAATGCGTGGTGATTTTAAGGGTAGGCAAGCAGATTATCTAACGGCACAAAGTAATAAGGAATTAAAGAAGTTAGACATGACACTAGAAGAAGCTAGGAAGCGATTTGGTAAACGATAAAAATAAAACAATACAATCATGAGTAAATATGAAAATCAGCCTTTAAACGAGATAGTTTGGAGAAACAGGGAAGAATTAAGTAGTAACAACTACAACCCAAATAAAGTAGCACCTAAAGAATTAAAGCTATTGAAGATATCCATACAAGAAGATGGGTGGACACAACCGATAGTAATAAACCCCGATATGACAATAGTAGATGGATTTCATAGGTGGACTGTTTCGGGACATAAAGAGATATTTAATCTAACAGATGGACATGTGCCAACAGTAATGATTAATCCTAAAGATGAGGAAAGTCAGAAGATGGCAACTATTAGACATAACAGAGCAAGAGGAACGCATGGCATATTAGAGATGAGTAATCTTGTAACCGATATGGTAGAAGCAGGATTAGATGGTAGCGAAATAATGAAGCGATTACAAATGGAGAAAGAGGAAGTAACGAGGCTACTATTTAGAGCAGGAATACCTAAATCAGATGTATTCAAAGACGCAGATTTTGGAAAAGCATGGAAACCGAGTGAAACCCTGTAAAGTTACAGAAAGTGACAGATAAGAGCAAAATACAAAAGGAAGCAATGCTTGACGCATTAGAACAAGCAATGGGTATTGTTACAACTGCTTGTAAGGTAGTCGGGATTAGCAGACAAACCCATTACAGATGGTGTGAAGATGACGAGGAGTATAGAGAAGCATGTTCTAAATTAGACACAAAGAAATTGAAGGGTGATTTCATAGAAAGCAAACTATTGAAATTAGTAGATAAAGAGATACCTAGTGCAGTAATCCATGCGAGTAAAACCTATAATAGAGAGAGAGGTTACGGAGAAAGGATTGAATTGACAGGAGAAGATGGTAGACCTATTCAATGGGAAGAAATTAAAACCTATTCTAATGAGCAAGAAGAAGAAGAAAGGGAGTGAGAAGAAAATGTTTCTTGAAATATGGGACGAGAGAGAACATGAGTGTACTAATTGCGGTAAGCATTTAGGTTACGAGCCAAGAGCACATTACTTTAGCCACATAAAAGGTAAGGGTGCTTATCCTGAATTGAAATATAATAAAGACAATATCCAACTGCTTTGTATGGAGTGCCATTACGCATACGACTTTCAAGGCAAAGATAAATTCAACTCAATGAAAAAATGAGATTAACAATAAAGCAGACAAAGGCATTAGATATACTAGAAAATAGTAAGCATAATACCTTATTGTTTGGTGGTGGTGCAGGTGGTGGTAAATCAGCATTAGGTTGTTATTGGATATTGAAGAATTGTTTTAAATATCCCGGTACTCGTTGGCTTATCGGAAGATCAAAACTGCATACTCTTAAATCAACTACTCTTAACACCCTGTTTGAAATCATGAAGATGCAGGGGATTACATCTAATGATTATTACTTTAATAGGACATCGGGCTTCATGACATTTCATTCTACAGGTAGCCAAATAGTATTAAAAGATTTATTCTATTATCCATCAGACCCTAACTTTGACAAGCTTGGTAGTATGGAGATAACGGGTGCTTTTGTAGATGAAGCGAGTGAATGTACGCAGAAAGCCATAATGATATTAAGTAGTAGAATAAGATTTCAGTTAGACCTGCATAATCTTGTGCCAAAAGTCTTACTAACTTGCAACCCTACAAAGAATTGGTTATATAATGAGTTCTACAAACCTTGGAAAGATGGTAACATCTTAAATCATAGGTACTTCTTACAGTCTTTAGTAACAGATAATCCTCATATTAGTAAGCATTATATAGGACAACTGCAAAGGTTAGACAATGTGAGTAGACAAAGATTACTTGAGGGTATGTGGGAATATGATGACACATTAGGTAAGCTATTCGAATATGATAAAATAAATGATATATTTAGTAACAGTTTCGTACCAAAAGGAGATTTACACATTAGTGTTGATGTGGCAAGATATGGAAATGATAGAAGTGTTGTCTGCTTATGGAATGGTTTTAGATGTGAGAGTATTCTACAATACACAAAAACTAGCATTACTGAATTAGCAACTTATGTTTTAGAGATAGCCAACAAGAACAAAGTAGGCAGAAGCAATATAATAGTTGATGAAGATGGAGTAGGCGGTGGACTTGTTGATGTGTTGAGGTGTAAAGGTTTTGTGAATAATAGTAGACCTATTGGCAAAGAGAATTACGCAAACCTTAAAGCACAATGTTACTATATGTTTGCAGACAAAGTAAACAATGGAGAAATATATGTTAATGCAGTCATGGAAGATAGAGACGCATTAGCACAGGAATTAGAAATAGTCCAAGTCAGAAAACTAGATAGTGAGCAGAAGCTTAATGTCATGGAGAAGTCAAAGATTAAAGACTTAATCGGAAGAAGTCCCGACATAGCAGACGCATTAATGATGAGAATGTATTTCGAATTAGCCAAGAGTAAAGTTGTTTACTTTGGGTAGCAGTAAAAACTACGATATTTTATATAAACTTAAAACTATTTTTGCACTATGTTAATCATTGAAATAAACGGAAAAGAAAAGCGAGTACCAACAAAGCACTCTGAATTATCATTAAAAAAGTTTAGTGAGATTTGGAAAGTGTTGAGGAAATACGATACTTCAGACAAGGAAGAAGAATTAGATCGTGACATAACAGACGAGGAAATGACTAAATCTATTCAGCAAGAATTTGATTTAACATTTGAGTTAGTATCTACACTATTAGAAATAACTATTGAGGAAGCCAAAGCAATGGACTTTGATGTAGCTATGAAGATAACAGATATATTTAATGATACAATGTTAAGCGAGAAGCATGAAAAAGATATGCAAGGAATTTCTTTTGAGCATAATGGAGTAGACTATTATTATCCTACTCTAGCTTTAAATGATTTATCATTTGGGGAGTATGCAGAAATGAAACAATGCGAACAGATATTAGGTAAAGATGTGGCTAATAGATTTGATTATTTACCTAGACAAATGGCAATCCTATGTAAGAAGAAAGGGGAAGCTAAAGGGGAGTATGATGTAACCGAAAGGGAGAATGAGTTTAAGGGAGTAACAACTGATAAAGCTTTACAGTTCGCTTTTTTTTTGCTCAAATGGACGAGAAATTTGCAAGACAATATCCAAGCTTATACGGAAAATCCTCAAACATTCATTCAAAAGTGTCCTATCTTATCGACGGATACGGGTGGCTTAATCAAATATATGATGTCGCTAAAGACGGCATATTTACCACAGGAAGCATGAGTGCAGTAGAAAGTGTAGAAGAAACAAATGTGTATCAGATATTCACATACCTATCTTGGAAGTCTAGCCAAGCAGAATATGAAACAGAGTATCAAAAGATTGCACATAAACAAGCAAGACAAAAAAGTTAAAATATGATAAGAGATTTACAAAATTTAAGCACTGATGTTAATAATGCAAGATTAGGTTTTTTTGATACATATAAGTTTGGATATCTTGGCGAGGTAAATAGCAATAGCACAGATTATCCACTCATATTGTTATTACCACCAACAAGTAATTTTGCAGATGTGCATAGTGGATACGAAACAATGACATTAGAATTCCATTGCTATCAACCTTTGATTAAAGAAGTAAACGAAGATACAGGACAAATAATAAAGCCACAAAATGCAACAACAAGTTTAGAGAATACATTTGATGCTTTGCTTCATCAGTTTAGAGGTACAGTAAATGTCCTAGTAAGAAATAATGAGAACAAATATGTATTGCAAGATGGTTGGAACATTTCAAGATTAAGCCATGAATTCAATGATGACTTGGTAAGTATTACGGCAACTATAACTATTAACAAGCTAACTGATTGTTTAGCTAATCAAAGCTACTATTAATGCTATCGGATAAAGACAAAATTACAATAGGGAATGCTTATGCCAAAGCATTTGGATTAGAGTTAGTTCGACAAGGAAGAAGTAAAAAGTCGGGTGGCTTAATCAATTCGCTTCACTCTAAAGTAACGGGTGTTGGTGTTAGCATAATGGGAAATTACTATTGGAGATTTGTAGATAAAGGAGTTAAGGCTTCACAAATTAAAAAGCCATTTGCACCACCAAGAATTAATGCCTTAATAAAATGGCTAAAGAGTAAAGGGATAGGAAGCAGTAATGAGATTATACGAGGAATAGCTTATGCAATAGCTTATACTCATAGTAAAAAAGGAATGCCAACACAGAATGGTAGACGAGCAAGACATAAAATGAATTTTGTAGACAAGGCATTGCGTAAAGAGAAAAGAACAATAGAGCAAACAATTGACAAAGTCATAGGCAGGAATGTTGAGACTATATTAAAAAAATTATAATGGGAAAACATATAATAAATCAATATGCAAATTATTCCGTACTATATGATACGAGCAGACCTTTCGTGTTTCAGTTTAATCCACAACAACTGAATACAATTAAAATGCTTTATAAAATACAGGTAGAAAGCGAAAACGATAGTGGAATTTACTATGACATAACAAAAGTTTTAGTGCAGGATATCGAGTTGGGTAATAACCGTTTCTTAATAGACCCGTCACAAATATGTAATGATTATGTAGTTACAACATTAACACCTGTAAATAAGGGGGTAATGCACAAGCCGAACAATATAAGAAGTTATAGATTTATATTTACGGGTGCACAATTTAATAATGATGGTACTCTAAATTATTCAGAAAATCATGAGGAATGGCAACAGGGTTACAGGTTTTACGGAATTGACGCGGCAACACAACATGAGCAGACATTCTTTAAAGCACAACACCAATGGCTAGAAAACAATTGGACTTATGGAGGTAATAATCAAGCAGACATAAAACTTCACCCATCTTCTAATATTCCTTTTGAAACATTTAAATGTGAAGATGAGCACGCATATTTGGATTATGGCTTTTATTCTACAGGAACACATAGATTTAAATTTAAATTCTTTCTACTTAATGGGAGTACTCAACTTTTTGAAATGGATTACATGATTAATCCAAGAGATTTATATTCTGTACCTATTGGAATTCCAGAGCTATATGCAATGGTAGACGATAATGGTAGTAATCCTGCTACTTATGGATTATCATTAACTAACAATCAAGTAGCTTCAATGGAATTGAGTATTTTTAGAGTTGCAGGAAATGGTAATGAAATAAACCTTACACCTTCAATATCTAGAAGATTTAATTATAAGAATTGTGAATGCAATAATAGAGGGATAACGGTATATTGGAAAAATAGAAAGGGTGGTGTCGATAGCTTTAAGTTTCTTGGAGATTTTGAAGAAAAGTTAAATACATCTTACAGTACATTCCAAAGAGCACTAGGTTTTAGGAGAATGGAGCATGAGGACACAAATCATTATGCTTTTACAAAAGAGAATAATACTTTTTCCCAAATGAGTTTAGGTAGAGGTAAGATCAACATAGAGGGTAATATGAAGTTTACTGTTTATAGTAGACACCTACCAAAAGAAATATTAACATGGCTATCAGAAATATACACTTCACCTAGAGTATGGGTGCAAAGTGATAAATTTACAGGTATATTTTATTCGGGTGAAGCTAGAGTAGACAATGCAAGAAATTGGCAAAGCAGACAAGCCATAATAGTTACAACAGGAGAAGTCATTACTAATCCTAAAAAGAGAGATGTAGGACAAATTAAATTAGAATTTGTTAGGTCAAACGATTTAGTAACACAAAGACAATAATGGCAAGAGAGGTTAAGTTAAGTATTAGCTATCAAGTTAGTGGAGCAAGAGCAATTAAGAATGGTGACTTAGATTTATACGATAGTGATAAACTACCATTAGCATTAAATTTCTCTATTAAGAGTATTGATAATATCAGTAAATCTAGGGGAAGCTTTTCAAAGACATTCGATATTCCTGCAACAAACAATAACAATATATTATTAAATCATTCTCATAGCGACCAACTTGAAGATATTACTGATTTAATTGATGGCAGAATAGAATGCACATGCTTGGTAAATGGACAGAAAGTTTTTCAAGGCACACTAACTGTAAAAGCAATAATAAAAGACAACAAACCTCATAGCTACAAGATTACTATATTAGGTGATAACAATTCATGGGTAAAGCAATTTAAGGAAGCACCTATGTGTGACGCTAATCGAGATGACTTTCATTCATTTGTTTGGTCGCACGGAGCTTGGCAATGGTTTAATGATAATGTTCCTAGTCCCATACCTGCACATAGAAGTATTGTAATACCATTAATAACTTGGGGTGAGCATGAATACCCTTACGCAACTTTAAATAGCTTTAAAGCACATATAATGGAGCAGACACCATCTTACTCTGTAAGGTATTTGGTGTACTATTATTTTGCTCAAGCAGGATATGAGTTAGAAAGTGATTTCTTTAATTCTGATTTCTTTATGAAATTAGTAATGCCATTAGACCCGAAGAACTTTGTCTTTCCCGACGACTTGGCAGCCGAATATAAATATGACGCAAGATTTAGATTTGATGATGGAACAGGACATTCACCGTCACCTGTTTGGAATTCATCATACGAACAAGAAAGACATTGTAATCATTGTTTTAAATTATCAATAAAGGCAACAGGAAGTAATAATTATAAAAGAGGTATATCTAGACATGCACCATTTGATGTTGAGATTACAGACCCTTCAAATGCAGGAGATGACGCAAGTCATTACCAATATCCTTACGGGATACCTGCAAATAATGGTGCAAATAGTCCTTTTGCTTTGGCAAGAGGTTTTAGGTACAAAGAAAGTGAGCAAGGAAATGCACAATGGCATTGGGAATGTCCACAGACTGCACAATATCGTGTTAGATCGTGGCTATCATTAATTCAAGGAAACTATTCTAAATTACATTGTAAGATTACAGTATGTAGTTCGAGCACAACTTTCAATGCTTGTGAGCAAATGATAGGGTCGGGTGCTAGTGTTAATAATTTGACAAATGTAAATGGATACTCGGGTGGTAGCCAAACAGTGCTAGATGACGACATAAATAGTTACTCTAGTTATAGTGGAAGTACATATAGAGAAGTTAATTTAGATAGTGGATATGTTACAATAAATCAAGGAGAAACTGTAATCATTGAGTGCTATATGCAGGAGTTACAAAATGGCTATCACATACAGCCTTCTGATGGATACCTGCTTACTAAAAACTTCCACATGTATGATATGCAGAAAGATGGTAGTCAAGTTACTCCTTTAAACTTTCCTGGTGACGGGAATGTAAGAGATACTAGAGTGTTGATTGAAAGATTTGGAGATTTAGCTTATGGTGATTTCATTCATTCAAGTGATTATTTACCATGTGACGAAACAAAACTTGATTTCATATCGGGATTAACAGGATTATTTAATCTGTATTGGTATACTGATGAAGCATTAAAGAAAGTATATGTTGAGCCTTACAAAGACTTCTACAAAGAGAGTGCATACGCATTAGATTGGACACATAAATTAGATATGTCCAAGCCACAAGAAACTTTATTTCTAACTGATAAATTAGGCAAAGATTTAAGATTTAGATACAAAGAAGATAGTAAGGACGGAGAGGTGGAATACCTAGAAAGCAATTTAGGTTATCCTTACCATTCTACTCTAATATCATTACAAGATGAATATCTTCCCGAAATAGAAGAACATGGCACTAGCTTTTATGCACCAACAACAAGCATTAGAGATAGAGAATACATTGACGGAAATAATGGTGACGCACCATGGGTACCCTTAATTGTTAAAGACCATGTTAGTAATGTATCTTGGCAAACAAAACCCGAAAGGAGTATGGGTGGTTGGAAGTTGAGAATACTTTCTTACGAGGGAGTTAAGACATTTAACGGTACTATGTATGCAGGATATAAATGGAATGATAGTTCTCATGATGGCACGGCAGGACATACTAATGAATATCCATGTGCACAGACATTCCATGATGTAGACGATAGTTTTGGAGAAACATTAGATTATGCCGACAATATACAGGACGGATTATATACTAGGTTTTGGAAACCTTACATTGATTCAATCACTTCTAATCCTAGAATAAAAGAATGTTATCTATATCTAACACCAAGCGATATTGCACAACTAGATTTAAGAGTACCTATATTTTTAGTTGAAGATGGACATGCAAATGGTAGCTATTGGATTATTGAAAAGATAATAGATTACAAGCCACATGAAGATAGTGTTACAAAAGTAAGGCTTCTACAAATAGGTGCAAATAGTACTAATCTTAAAATACCACCTTACACAATAGTAGACGAGGGTAGTCCAAGCACAGGAGTGAATGATGGAAATCAAGACGATGGTGGAGTAGGTACAGTTGGAGTATGGGGAGTAGGTACAGTTGGAATTGGAGTAAATGTACACACAGAATTAGATAAAGATAAAGATAATATCGTGCATACACATGGAAGTTTGGGTGGTAATATAAATCTATCTGATATAGGTGCTAACACTTCTCTTGTATTGAATGGTAATCATAACTTCACACCAAATAAAGCAGGTAATATTCTAATCGGTAGCCATCTTAAATCAATGAGTGGTGGTACAGGACAAATGATATTAGGAAAGTATAATATAGATAATCCAAAAGCTAGTGTAATTATAGGTGGTGGTACTTCAGAAGCAGACAGAAAAAATATACTAACAATAACACATGATGGTGCAATCGAGTTCGGTGACATTGGCGGTGGGAGTAATATGGTTACAACTGATAACAATGGGGATTATATTGACTTGTATACAGAAAGCAATGCTTCTGAAGATGACAAAAGTGTTTCTAAAATAATAAAAGGATAATGGCTTCAAATATAACAAAGATAGTAGATATTAAAATCGTTGGAACAGACGAGTTAGTAAGGCTTGAGCAGGAGATAACAAAAGCAGAAGTCAAGCTTAAAAATATGACTAAAGCAGGGAAGAAGAATGCAGGAATGCAGAAAATCCATGCCAAGAATATAGCTACAACAAGAGTTGCAATTAAAGATTTAAAGCAACAAAGAAATCAAGAACAAAAATCTATAATAGCCAACACTAAATCTGTTAAAAAATTAGATGGAAGTTATAATGGATTAGTACAAAGGAATAAGCAGTTGCTTTCTAAAATGAAAGCTACTAAAGGTGGTATCGGGTCAAATACTGCTGAAATGAAAAAGATGAAAGCAGAATATACTGCTAACAATCAAAAGCTTAAAGAATTTGACGCAGGACTAGGAAACAATCAAAGAAATGTAGGTAATTATGGGAGTGCATTAGGAAGTGCAAAAGAAAAGCTTCTAGGAGTTGGTGTAGCATTAGCAGGTGCAATGGCAGGTTTTACTGCTTTAAGCAGATTAGTTTCGGGTGCTACTGAAGATTTTGGTAGGTTTGAAAAAACATTTACAAATGTTCTAACACTTATGTCTAGTGATGACATCAACAAGTTTGGTGAAAGCATGAAAACGGGTGCTATTGATGTAATGAAAGAATTTGGTTTTGAGATTGACGATCTAAACAAATCTTTATTTGACGCAGTATCGGCAGGTGTTCCTGCTTCTGAAAGTATTGACTTCTTGAGGACTGCTTCTCAATTAGCAGTTGGTGGTGTTACAGAATTAAGTACGGCAGTAGATGGTATTACATCAGTTATAAATGCTTATGGATTAGAAACAGACGAAGCAGAACAAGTAGCGAGTGCTTTCTTTAGTGCACAGAAATTTGGTAAAACAACGGTAGCTGAATTATCAGAAACAATAGGTAGTGTTGCTCCAATCGCTAGGCAAGCAGGAATATCGTACCAAGAATTATTAAGTGGTTTTGCAGAATTAACTAAACAGGGTATATCGACTGATAAAGCAAGTACTGCTTTGAGGTCTACTATTACTGCTTTGATTAAACCCGGTAAAGACGCAGCCGACACATTTGACAAATTAGGAATTGCGTATGGTGCAACAGGAATACAACAAGAGGGTTTCTTTAATATACTTACAAAAATATCTACAGTAGCAGAAGAACAACCCGATATCCTAGCACAACTTATTCCAAATGTTAGAGCATTGACAGGTGTTGGTGCTTTAGGGACTGCACAACTAGAAGAATATAGTGAAATATTAAAAGAAGTAACAAGTGACTATGGAGATAATTCTTCTTTGGCTAATGCGGTAGAAATGCAACAAGCAACACTTGAGCAACAACTAGCTAGTAGCAAAGCAGAGTTTAGAGCAATTAGAATTGAGGTAGGAGAAAAACTTAAACCTGCCGTTATAAGTATTATTGATGGCTTCTCATTCCTGCTTAAAAATTTAGATAAAATAGCAGTAGTTGTCAAATCAAGTATAGCAGGTTTTGTAATCTATAAAGGATTGATGTTAGCCAACGCAATAGCTACAAAAGGTTTTTCTGTTGCATTAGGAATTGCAAAAATTCAACAGAGTGCTTTGAATAAAGCGGTAAAAGCTAATCCTTATGTTTTCGCTGCTTCGGTTTTAACAACATTAGTAACTGCTTTAGGATTGTTTGCAAGTAATGCAAATAAAGCAAAACGAGAACAAGCAAGTTTGAATGAGGAATTAAGACGAGGAAAAGAATTACAAGGCAATGTTACTGATATTGAAGAAAGAATTCAGATATACGAAAAATTAAATCAGACACAAAAAGCTCAACTACAAAGTGCTACACAGGGAACACTAGAAGAATTAAATGTCCAGAAAGCTTCAATACAAGTATATCGTGATAAGGACGAAACTTTTAAGCAGAATTTAATAGCATTAAAGAATTATGGGAGTGCATATAAAAAAGTAAATCAATCAACTTTTGAGGGTAAGATGGAAGCCTTAAGGTTAGCTAAAGCACAACAAGAATTAAAAGAGAAAATGAATGCTCTTGAGTTGGAAAAATTCGGGATTACTTATGACGAGGTAACGGGTAAAATCAGAAGATATAATAAATTAAATACCATTATTGGTGATGATTTAAAAAAGAATAAAAAGGGACAAGATGATTATACTACAAGTCTAGACGATACAGAAAAGAAATTATTATCATTAGAAAAAGCATTAGCATTAGAAGATGATACTCTAGCCAAACTTTCAGAGAAAATAAGTCAAGTAAAAAAGAACAGAGATTTACTTGTTATCAATAGCGAGGAGTATAAATTGGCTACAAAAGAATTAACTGCATTACAGGAAAAGCAAAGAAAAGCTACTGCTAAATCAGTTGATGGTGACAAGAAGAAAGTAGATAGTATAGCAGACAGAATAATTGCAGAACAAACTACTATTGATGTTTTAAGTAAGGTTGCAGGATATGAAGATGAAGTTCTTCAGTCACAATTAAAGCTGAAACAAATGCAGATTGACCAAATTATTAAGCAGGGAGTTGAGGAAGGCTTTTTAAGTAAAATTCAAATAGCAAATCTTCAAGCACTAAAAGGTGAGGTTGAGGGATTACAACAAACACTTCAAGCTGAAGATGGAATGAGTAATTTTGCTAAAGCATTTTATGGAGAAGATGTCCAAATGGCATTAGCAGGTTTGTCGGCAGGATTAAGCACCATTCAACAAATGGGACAAGGACAGGCAGAATTAGACAGAGTAAATACTGAAAATAAAATATACGGGATAAATCAAGAAAGAGAAGAAGCAATTAAAAACCTAGAAGAAAGTTCTAGCTTTAAGGTTTTGTCGCAGGAAGATCAAGACGCAAAATTATTAGAATTAAATGCAGGATATGACACACAGGCAAATAAATTAAGAGAAACACAATTTAATAAGCAAAAGCAACTAGATAAATCAGAAGCCAAAATATCGGGTGCATTAGCAATAATGAGAATATGGAGTGGAAAGATTACAGGTAATCCTGTTGTAGACGCAATTATTAAATTAGGAATGATTGGTGTTCAAATAGGAAATACAAATAAACAAATTCAAGCTATTAATGCAACACAATTTAGAGCAGAACATGGTGGAATAGTACCCGAAAAGTTTGCTAAAGGTGGAATGGTTAAAGGACCTAGACATGCACAGGGTGGTGTAAAGTTTGCAGTCGGTGGACAAGTTGCAGAATTAGAGGGTGGAGAAGCAGTTATAAATAGAAGAAGTACTGCAATGTTTAGAGGACAACTTTCTGCTATGAATGAAGCAGGTGGTGGTACTAAATTTGCTGATGGTGGTACAGTTGCAATACAAAATCAATTAGTAGAAACATCTAATAGAAGCATTATAACAGAGCAAGATGTTGGTAGGATAGCAATGGCTTTAGGTAGCCAAAGAGTAACACTATTGGAAAGTGATGTTACAACTACGCAGGAAACAGTAAGTATATTAGAAAGTAGAGCAGAATTTTAATATGTGGAATTTATTTGTTAAATCAGAAATACAAAAGGAAAGACAAAGCATTTGCAATAAATGTGAATTTAAAACTGATAGGTGGCTAATCGTATTTGAGGAAGACGCATGTTCGATTTGCAAATGTTCGATACCAAAAAAAACTAAATTAAAAATATCAAAATGTCCGAAGAAGAAATGGTGAGAGTAGCTAATGCTATTCCAAAGAAAGAAAGACAAAAAATCTATGAGGTGTTTATGAGTAATAGTAATTACTTTGCAGAGCACGATCAAAATCATTCAAAATTAATGTGGGAATTATTTGACAATTATAACAATTATTTTGTATCATTGGAAAAATTTTCACAAGACGATATTAATTGTGAAGATTGTCAGAATACAATTATTAAGTTTTGGAGTTATATATTATTTGAGATTTGGCAAAGAAAAATCATATAGAAGATATAAAAAGGTTTGCTTCCGTATTAAGTGAAAACCTATTTTTAAAGTACGGAGATAATCCTAGTACTATGGATATACTTACTCATTTATCGACACAGGGACTTATCCCACCAATTAGATTAAGAAATTATTTAATCATTTGCGACTTCTACACTATATTAAGAAAAAATGAGGGACATGTTACACATACTTTTATGGATTTGAGTATAGAATATGAATTAAGCGAAAGGCAAATACAGACAATAGTATATGAGTATCAGAAGCAATTTCAAAAGGATAACATTCTTTTTCGGTAAAAACTTCGAGTAAAGAAAAATGTTACTTTGTATTTTTGCAACAATTAAAACACTACAAAACAAAAAATTATAATATGAAAGAAGTTTTTATTTACGATATGATAGGTGGAATGGGAGTTTCTGCTAAATCAATTATCGAACAATTAGAAGATGGTGTTGATGTAGATTTAAGAATAAATTCAGTAGGTGGAGATGTTTTTGAGGGAATAGCTATTTACAACGCATTAAAAAAACATAACGGAAAAGTAAATGTAACTATTGAGGGATTAAGTGCTTCAATGGCTTCAATTATTATGTTGGCAGGTGATGAGATTACTGCTTCTGCTAATTCTTTAATAATGATACATAACCCACAAGTGGGAGTACAGGGTGATAGTGCCGACTTGCAAAATAAAGTAGAATTGCTTAATAAAATTAAAGAGCAAATGCTAAATGTATACACCGACAAAACAGGTATGCAAGCGGAAGAAATTGCCGTAATGATGGACAAAGAAACTTGGCTAACTGCTGAAGAAGCTTTGGAAATTGGAATGATTGATAAAGTTGGCGACACAATTAAGTTGGCAGCACATTTTGATATATCCAACTTTAACGCACCTAATTGGGTTGAGGAAAAGTATTCAAAAGAAGAAGAATTAGAAATTAGTAATAATCAAAATAAAGAAATGGACAAATTATTTAACATGCTATCTGAATTAAAAGAAACTGTATCTAATTTTGTTACTAACAATCCCGAAGATAATAATTCTGAAGAAGTTAGTGCATTAAATGATACTGCTATTAAAAATCAGATTGTTGATCTTACAGAAAAAATTCACGAACAAGAAGAAAAGTGGAGTACAGTAAATGCAGAATTAGAAACTGCTACGGGACTAGTGATTACAATGGAAGAAAACATTGAAACATTAGAAGCTGAAAAAAATTCTTTACAGACTGAAATCAATAAGTCAAATGCTACACCGACAACTGCTGAAGATACTTCAGACCCTGTTGTTGAGAGTACAGATTTACCGAAAGAAAAATCAAGCTTCGAGCAAGCTGCCGATTTACTAGGAAGTGATAGTGTATTCAGATTTAATAAAAAGAAATAATAATTAATAATTAACAAAAAGTAAAAAAGAAATGGCAAATTTAATTACAACGGCTTTAACTTACTCAAAAGAGGACGCATTAGCATACTTCTTGCAACCTTTATTTGTAGGTAACAAAGCAATGGATTACTTTGAAGTAATGACAGGAGTAAAATCTTCTCAAAAACTAGACAAGTTTTCTACATTAGACAAAATCACTAAAGCAGAAGCTTCGGGTTTTGCAGGTGCAACAGGTGTATCTTACACACAAAGAACAATTTCGGTTGCTCGTATGGAAGCAGAAGTAGAGCAAGCAGGTGGAGCTTTCTTCAACACAATCAAAGGCGAATTACTTCGTTTAGGATTAAACAAAGATGATATTACAGGAACAATTCTTCAAGAAATTGTAGCTAATGTAATGTTAAGAGGAGTAGACAGAGATTTACAAAGACAATTATGGTTTAACGATAGTGCTAATGCTACTGCACCTTATGTTGATTATAATTCTTATGATGGTATCTTAAAGCAATTAGCAGGACTTCCTGCTTCACAAAGATTGGCAATCGCTTCGGGTGCTCTTGGAGCAAATGTTGCAAAAGCAGAATTTCAAACAATGATTGACGCAATGCCAAGCGAGGGTATGGAGATGAGAGATGATTTAGTATTTTTCGTTACTCGTTCTTTAGCAGACAATTACAGACAAACATTGGCAGCGGGTGGACAAGAGTTAGCTTACATATCAATGACTGATGGTACTAAACAACTTTCTTACCAAGGCATTCCGATTGTAGAAATGGGATTATGGGATACAGTTATTGCTAATGATAGTAATATAGCAGTTCCTTTAACTGCTCCAAGTTTAAATACACCTGCTAATAAATTAGATGGACATCTTGCAGTTTTAACTGTTAAGAATAACATTGTTGTTGCAACTGATTACGATAGTGTTGGTGGTGCAGACTTGTGGTATAACAAAGATTTGAAATATAATCGTTTCAGATTTGAGTATGTTATGGGAGTAAACTACAAGAATGACGAATTAACAGTAACGGCAGATAGTAACGCATAGTATTAACCTCTAAAAAATAAATAAAAAATGAGTGTATTAACAGCAGGACATATAATAACTTGTACGGACAGAAATAGAAGAGGTGGTTTGAAAGCAATCTATCTTGGACAAGTAGATGATGTAGCTACAACAGTTGCTACGGCAGGTACTCACGAGTATACATCTTTTGCATTAGGAGCAGGTAAGTTTATCTATAAATTTGAATTTGATAGAGAAACTGCTTACTTTACTGCAAACGCAACAAGAGAGAACGGGTCTACAATAGTTGAAACTGAATTAGGTTTTACAGTTCCAAAAATCACAAAGCTAGTACAAGCTAGATTAGAAGAATTATCTAATACTTGTGGTTTATTTGCAGTAGTTGAAACTTTTGCAGATGATGGAACAAATACTTACCAATTCGTTTTAGGATATGATGAGATATTTTCACCAGAAGCATTTCTAGAGTTCGCAAGTGGAGAGCAAAACACAGGTAGTGCATTGCAAGACGCAAATGAAACAGTAGTTAAACTTACAGGTTTCATGGCAGAATATCCAAGAGAATATGTACCATCGGGTGCAGGAATAGCAGTTGCGACTGCTAACATAAATGAATATTCAATAACTTAAAAGTTAGTTTCTTCATAGTGTTTTATTCTAAAGGG